TAATCAATAGCTGAATGTTCGCCTTGTAGATGCTTTACGACTACTTTCTGGCTGAATTTGCTATTTAAAAAGCGAGGAAATTGATTAATTAAGCTCATTTGACGATACCCCTTACAGATTGCCGCAGTTTACCTGTGTCAATAAGCGGCTTGCTTGATTTCTTGCGTTTAATTGTGCTTGGTGCGTTCGCAGTCCATTTACCATTAACAATATTCTGCTGAACATCACCTTGAGCAATTAAAGCGATTTGTTCATAGATTTGGTCTATTGAAACACCGCTTTCAAACAGTTTTACAAATAACGCTGTGTACTTCTCTTGATTTTCCGCCAGTGTTTGACGAAGAAACGGGCGAGATGGAATCCGTTCATTCCCGAACTCCAACACCGCTGCTAAAGAAGCCAGATTAAAATTATCTGAACCGTCTACTTTCTCATTAAACTCAGCGGGAAAGCCAACATACACAGCCTTTTCGCCACTTGCTTTTATTTGTTCGATAAGCTGTTTGATTTTCGCAAGATTACCTGCAACTTGAACAGTCATTAAGCCACCATCACACCTATCCCAACGAGTTTACGTAAGCGTAAATACTCTTGGCCGTATGCAGTTAATTGATAATCTGCATCTGTACCAGTGATTGTCGGTGTAGCATAGCCAACAGAAAGCTCCCCTGCCGACTCGCTCACTACATTGCGATTTGCTCCACCGTTACCCTCTGTCGCCCAAAGAGAAAGACGGAGCAAATGAGCAGCCAATGCCAACACTCCACGCTCGAAAAGTCGCCCCCATCGTGCTTGGCTGATTTCTTGCTGTGCATCCGATAAAAAAAGGTCAATGCGGAA